AATGGACTAACCCACTAACAGAAGCGGTGCAGTTACCAGTGGAGGACGAGTGATGTTTGGAGACATTATTATCAGCTTTAAAGAAGACATGGTACGCACTAAAAATTGGCTTATCAAAGCATATTTAGAAAATACCTGCATACATGACTATAAAATTGCGAGTTTTAACAGCAGTCACAAGTGGATGAAGTGTAAAAAATGCGGAAGAATTTTGGTTAAAAATAAATGATTGAAATAGGACACAACTTACAGCATGCGATTGAGTTTGTCATGTTATTGTCAGCAATGGTCGCAGTTACTTATACGTGGATAGTATGGAAAAAAGGCTATGAAGGACATACGACGTTAAGATGGTTTAATTAAAGGAGCAAAGCGTGGCGGATAAATGAAAGTAATAGATATGCCGTGGAAGTTAATTGACAACATAAACAAAAAAACCATAATTATTAGGAGAATAAAATAATGCAAAATAAAGTATCAGATAACATTAAAACGTTGTTCACGTTTGGTTACTATAAAGAACAATTAAGTAATTGGCGAATGCCTAGCTACTTATTACTAGCTTTTGGTTGGGGCGTATTGATTATGAATTACGTGTCAATGGGTGACTTTGGGACAATGAACACGATTGCTACCATTGGGGGTTTACTAGGTTTCACATGTGTTAACGCAATCGCTCAAAACAAACCATTAAACGGTATTCTAGGATTTATTTCAGCAATATTAATTATCATTAATGCGATTCATGCCACGGCTTATAATGACGTGTTAATGCAATTGGCTTATATTGTTGTTCTTGATATTCCAATCATCTTATACGGTAAGTCATGGCAAAATAAAACGATTCACGCTTCAAAATCAAAAGAATTAGCAATCATATTTTCGTTCTTTATTGTCGTAGCTGGAATTCTTTATTATAGCGACACACATCTATTTATTTCTAAGTCACCTATCTATGATTCAATTGGTGCTGCCATCGGATTGACTGGTGCGCTATCAATGATGTTAAAAACTAAATTACAGACGTTCTGGTGGATGGGTCAAGGAATTATGTCAATCGTATTGTGGGCTGATTTGGCTTTAAAGGGTGCTACAACGCCAACGTTACTAGTTGTCTACATTCTATACTTCATGAACAACGTAATCACTCTAACAGCAAGCCCTTGGGCTTTAAACGTATTCAAGAAAGGAAACAAGTAACATGGACAAGGTAATTGTTAAATTAAGTGAACCAACATCACAATACCAGCAAAAGATTTTGTTAGATGCCGGATATAAATGGAGCAGCATATACATGCCGAATCCAGTTCAACCTGCTAAGCACTTATTTATAGATGTTGGAACAAAAGAAATGTCATGGAGTTATAGTAAGCATATTAATGATGCAATAACTTTTGAAGAATTTGATAGGAAATATCTCAATCCAGAAAATATTGATGACAATAAAGAAACAGATAAAATAAACCCTTCGCACTACAAACAATACAGTCGTGAAACGATTGACACGATGCAGGGCGCAAGCACGCCAGAAGAGTTTAAAGGATACCTTAAGCTAAACATCATCAAGTATATCAGTCGTTACCAATCTAAAAACGGTGTTGAAGACTTAAAGAAGGCACAATGGTATCTCAATAAGTTGAAGGAGGTGGTAGATAATGGAAAGTAACCGTCAATTAAACAGCATGCAGAAAGTGCGCAAAAAGAGAATGTCTGAAACTAAGGAAAGACGTGAAAAACTAAATGTACTGTTATCTAATGGTGTAACTGACATTGACTTATTGTCTGCAAAACTAGGAGTTAAGCCATCAACAGTTAAAAAGTATTTGAAATCATGAAAGAGTCTACTTTACAAAATAAAATAACCAGATACTTAAAGTCTCAAAATCGCTTTTATACCAAGTCACAAGGTGGTGTTAGTGGCACACAAAATGGCACCCCTGATATTATCACGATTGATGATAATGGTATATTAGTTGGTCTAGAGTTAAAGCGACCTGATAAAATTGGATCATACGGTGTGACTAATGAGCAGTTATATCAAGGAAGAAAGATAAAAAAGTTTAATGGTAGGTGGTATAAAATTGATAGTTGGAAGTCGTTTGAATTATTGGACGGCTTTTCATTATCATTTGAAAAGGAGGATATATGATTGAACTTTATCCAGAACAGCAGAGGCAAGTCGACAAAGCTAGTCCTAATTGGTTTTATAGGTTAAAGCAAGGGACTGGTAAGACAATTGTTGCGATTGCTCACTATAAGAAGTTCTTCAATGGCAAAAAGGTGTTAGTTATAGCCCCCAAAGCAGTCGAATTGTCGGGAAGTTGGCAAGAAACTTTTAAAAATATGGGCGTTGATAATTCCTTAGTTAAGGTTATCAGAACAGATGATGTTAAAAAAATATCGCCAATTGATGTTAAAGGTGCATTTATTATCGTAGATGAAGCCCACAAATATAAGGGTATGAAATCACAGCGCACTAAATCATTACTTAATTTAATTAAATCGGCTGATGGTTTTATCATGCTAACAGGTACGCCTTTAGATGGTAAGCTAGACAACCTAGAATCATACGCACTGGCTTTCAAACATGTTCGTAACCACAAAGAATTCAAAGAACGGTATATGGTACAAAAAACGTTACCTTATCGTCCGTTCCCTTTTTGGGAAGTTGGCAAAAATGAAGATAAGTTAACTGATTGGTTCTCATCTGTTTCTTCTGACGTGATTAGGTTGGAGGATATCGCAGAATTACCAGACGTTATCGAAAATGAAGTGCACTTCAAAAGATCATCAGAATATAGAAAGTCGTTGCCTAGTTACAAGAAAGATGATGCAATTATATTTGAAACACCAATGGAACGTCATTGGTATCAGCGACAAAACCAAAACACGAAAGCTAAGATTGATTGGTTAAAAGATGTTGCGGAAGAATACGAGCAAGATGGAATGGTTATATTTTACAATACGAGTAGCGAATTAGAAGCGCTGAAAGATACTTTCAATAACGCCGGAGAGATTAACGGTAAGAAACACATTAATCATAATAAAGGTGTACTACTGGTTCAAATACAAGCTGGTGGTGCTGGGCTGACACTGAACGAGTATCAACACGCAATCTGGTACTCATTGCCTTATGGTTACATTGATTACGAACAATCGCTGTTTAGAAACTACCGTATAAATCAAGATAAAAAAGTTACCAGAGATTTTTTGATAGTAGATAATACCATTGATGATAATATAGTTGAAGCGCTTAAACATAAAGTAGACTTTAATGCAAGTATAGAATCTAAATAGTTAAGAAAGTATTAAGGAACGACTATTTTAAACACAACGTAAAAATACGGTGGTATACTTTAATCATTCAATAAGAAAAGAGGAAACAAAAATGTTTAAGAAAAATAAGATTCGGGTATTAGCTGGCGATTTGACAAATGAACAAATAAAGATGGTTCATTTAAAGTTTTACCGTCGCATGAAAGATGTCAACTCGGTTGTGTTTTTTCAAACTAAAAAGGGTTTGAAAGTTGAAAAGGTTATCTACTGGCAAGATATTAAAAACAATAAGACAGCAGAAGATATGTTGACATTGGGAATGTTTTAGAAGGAGGTTAAATAGTGTTTAAATATTACATCAAAGCGTGGGTAGAAGATACGAGCGGTTATTACGTTGGATCAGAACAAGTAACAAATATAACTGTTTATGCTGATAGTGCTAAGCAGGCAGAAGAAAAAACAATGAACGTCATACCAGAAAAGAGACGACATGGTAGAGATTGGAAATGGATTATTAGAATTGACAAAATAGAAGAAACGATAGGAGCTAAGCCATGACGACGAGCTACACTAAATTAAACAGGTACATTAATAACCCTGCGCGAGCATACGCGCATTACGTTTTAAAAGATGAAACAGCGTATCCAATCGATAATCAAGAAGCGTTGGTGTATGGACGTATTCTTCACGATAAGATGGCTGATGAAGAAACAAAGCTATCGGAAGAAGAAATGAAGATTGCTTACAAGTATGGTAAGGAAGAACGCGGTTTAAAGGCAACTTTTGAAACTATCGAGATAGTGGAACAATCGATGTTCGACTCATTAGCTGAGTTGTATAGGTCGTTAGGGTTGGTATTTAAAGTAGAGGCTGATACTGAATTACCTTTTGAAAACGATTTATTCAATGGTCGTTACGATTGGGTAGATATGGATAAGAAAATAATCATTGATTGGAAGACGACATCACCAAGAATTGATTTTGACAAGGCATGGTCTGATAGAGATGGAACATACACAAGTTGGATTCATTCAACAATGTATGACGTGCAAGCATTTATCTATCTTTACTCAATTATGCAAGAAACAGGGTTTGATGATTGGAAGTATTATGTCATAGCAGCAAGCAAGTCGTATCAACCAAAAACTCGTGTCATTGACATGGGCGGTGTAATGAATAACTTTGAATTGCGTGATTTGATTGACAACACTTTGCAAGACATTGACGATTATGAAACGGGGAAGAAACAACCACCAATCTTAAACGATAAATCTGATTGGTACGAAATGCACAAACCATTTGAAGTGGAGGTTTATTAAAATGACATTTGATGAAGCGATTAAATATGCGAAAGAAAATTCTTTTGTTGAGGAAATGCTAAGTGATGTTGTAGAGTTAGAAGATGTCATCGAGATTTTAGAAAAAATAAAAAAAGAATATGCGCCAACAGTTGAGATGACTAAAAATGATAGAG